CTCCCGACCATCTTGAAAAGTCGAGAATTGATCGTGAGGTACTCCCTATTGACAGGAGACTTACTAGGCTCGGGACAACCGTTGATAGACTCGACAGCGTTAAGCCATCTATCCACCACAGAACGGTCGCCCCAACAAACTTGATCATCACCATTAAACCCTCCTCCTGAGAAGTTTTGACACCAACTGAGGAACTTTCCCTCATCAATAATGGAGCAAGCCTCCTCTAGCTTCCCTTGAGCACAAACAAGGGAATAAAAGGAAGATGCACACAGAATCGGGAAGGAAATATCAGAACCCATATTCCATCCTCCCTTCTGCGTCAGACGACAGCCACATCTCGGCGCAAGGCGGCATCCACAGGCGACCACCGGGGTCACCTCGCCACCTTTACGCTGATAGTAAACCGCGTCGTATGTATAGCCGGTGAGGAGTGTAGACTGATCAGGATCGAGGTCAAACTGATCTATCAACTCGTCACAGAAAATCACAGCTATCATACGGTGCAGAAGGTTCGTGGCAGACTTAAGATCTCCACTACAAAAAACGAAATCTGGGTTTTTGGAAAACTGACGGAGAATGTCCTCTATCACGTCAGCTACCCATGCCTCAACGTCGCGTCCAAATACGGACGACTTAAATCGTTTGAGCCGGGTACCCATAATTCGATTGAACACTGTGAACATGTGAGTTCTCATCCCAGCGATAGTAACCTCGCGGAATTTACCTCCAGTGTACAAGTTTGTAGCGACTACCGCTTTCGGGTCACCGAAAGGAGTATCTTGAGTTTGCCAGATGGCAGCTCTCTTACCACCTTCCAACTGCGTTCTCTCTAAACAAGCCTTCCGGGAGGCACCAATATCCTGCTGAGCCCAGTCGAACGACTTGGGTTTCTTACACAAAACACGGGCCAGGCGCCTAAAGAAAACAACAGCGAGGGGAGGGAGAGTATTTTTGGGTGGTGTAGTCATCATCGCATAGTAGGGGGACAAAGACGGAGGACTGAGAGGGTTGCCTGGAGCGAATACCTTCTTCCCCATATACAGTGAAAAGCACCGGAGGACATAAAGGTGGTCCTTCGGAACTACGATACCTGTATAGGAGAATTCGCCAGTGCCATCAGTCGAACACGATCCGAGGAGGCGTTCAAGGCAAAGGTTCATCTCTTTCTTGTCGAAGATCACTGAGGGGTCAACTTGACAGCCCAAACACTCAGCGAAACAACGGAAAGCAGCATGATTCATGTTATCTCGCACAGCGAGACATTGCATAGCCTGGTCCCGTAACTCTTGGTCACGTGGGTTATTACCAGACGCCTTTGCAGCCTCTTCTAATCGCGTCTCCGCTCGATAAAGACGCCTACTAGCAAGGAAAAAGGGGGGGGGTGAAGAGAGCGAACAAGTCTTGAACAACCACCTGAACTTCGCTGGAACATGAACAGGTTCCCTGATTTTCGGAGGGTGCAGCTTGCGTTCACGCAGAGCGCTCCGGAAGAAGATGAGTGCCTCGTATCGCTTAGGCGAAGGAGTACTACTTTCTTTTTCCAAATGGTCGACTCGTTGTTGAAGCTCGCAGACCGAACAAAGACCGAAGGACGCGCATGCCTTGCAGATGTAGGGTGTGGTCGGACTCTCTTTCTTCCCAGAGAAAAAATCGATATAAGCCCGCGCAGCGGGACTTGAAGAATAAAAAGGTAAAAGCCGAGACGAAAACTCGGGATAGAAAGAAACACTCTGGCCGGGGGATTCCTCAGCGTGGACTGAGGCGGCTTCCGTGGTGATAGGGCTCTCCCCTACCTCTGCGAGTTTCCCCGCGGGTGAATCCGTACTTACCGGTGCTGAATTGATAGAGTCAATTAAGACACCAACCCTAGACGGAGCTGTA